TGCATTACAAATCCAAAATAATGATAATACCAAAATGATTTGGATTTCACCATTGGATAGTGGAAACTGGGCAAACTTTAGAGTAAATGGTTCAACGGCAGGTCTACACTTTAATATGGGTGGTTCTATTAATAATAATGGTACTACATCTTTTGAAATTTATAGTTCTTATGTTTATAGTGGATACCCTGTATATGGAACTATATTTTATGATTCAAATAATAGTGCATATTATGTAGACCCTAATGGTACATCTCGTATCGGCGGCATAGAAATTACAGGTCCTAATGATTCAACTCAAGGTATTTACTTTAGAGGTGTAACTGGTGACAACCCTGGTTCATATAACCATACTGCTTTAATTGAAAGATTATGGAGAAATGGTGATGAATCTGAATTATTAATATTCAAAGGTAATGATGTTGATACATCAACTATACATGATAGAATACGAATAGCATCAACTGGTAGAATTGTATTCCATTCAACTGCAACATATCAAAACGTTAGTGATTATATATCTGCAGCTGGCACTGGTAATATTGAAGGTAGTGGGTATTTTTATGGTGGTGAATTCCACGTACCTGGAAATATTCAAACTCCAATAGTATATGATAGAAATAACTCTGGATACTTTGTAGACCCAGCTGGACGTTCTCGTTTATCATCAATGGATTATGGTAATGGTAGTTATTACTTAGCAGGTGGTTCTTGGGGTTATAGACACAATACTCCTTATGGATATATTGAATTTGGACCTGCAAACTCTGGACATGCTCACATTTATACTGATAGAAGTAACTTCTATTTCAACGTAAATGAAATGTATCTTAATGGGTATAGAGTAGCAATGTACAACTATTGGGTTGGTAATATGTACTTAGGAACTGGTGGTGATTTTTATGCAACTATTTTCTATGACACAAATAATACAGGATATTATTGTGACCCTGCTTCAACAAACCGATTAAACTTTGTAAATTCAAACAACCACTATATCAATCCTGGTTATATGTTGTATTCGGATTCTGGTGGATGGACTGGTGAATACAATAAAATACAATGGCATAGTTCCCACATGTATTTCCAAAAAATGCAAGAGGGATATTGGATATTCAGAAGACCTTCTGGAGCTGAACCTCATTTATTTGCGGTAGATGGTAACTATTACAACTCATATATGGGTTGGATGAGTAATTACATCAACCAAAATGTTAGAACTGATGCATCACCAACTTTCTATGACCTTTATGTAAACGGATGGTTTAGAAATAACACAAACGGACACGGTCTTTACAATCAAAATAGAGGAATGCACTGGTACACCAATAATGGATATTGGAAATCAGCTGGTGGTGGATATGGATATGGTGGTATTGTAATGTACAATAACTACGAATCTGATTTAAGAGGATACTCTGGATATTGGGATGGTAGTGGATTTGGTATGTTGAACTCATCTGGTAACTGGCAGATTCGTATTGAATATGGTAACGCTCACATGGAGTTGTATCGTATCACTTATATGAACGATGCTAGAGCATACATATATTATGATAGAGATGATACTGGATATTATGGAGATTTTAACTCTCGTTCTCAATGGTTAGGATTAACCGATAGAGGAAAGGGTAATACTGGTCTAAGTGGTAAATCAAATTATCGTAGACCTCAAGATTATACTGGAGATAGAAACTATTGGACAGGAGCTGAAGGTTGGGGTACAACTGACTTTAACTGGGTAATGGATTGGGGTTCTGGTTTCTTTGATACTTGGAGTAATCCGGGTAATCAACCACCGGGCACATCGCATTGGGTTGGAACACAAGCTTTCCACTACTCTTGGACTTATGGTGGTGGTTATGGATGGCAACTTACAGGTGGACCTGTTGACAGATTATATTTTAGAAATATTTGGTCATCTCCATCTGGTTGGAAAGCAATGATTGACTCTAATAACAGAGCAGAATATTGTTTACCTACATACGATTTTACAACAACATCAAGATTATACTTCTTATACAATAGAGGATATTATGCAACACAAACCGATTCGGCAATGTGTCAACCATACTCTACTGGTAATAACGGAGCATTCATGTCATTCCATAAATCTGGATACTACGCTATTAACTTAGGATTAGATGGTGATAACCTTATAAGATGGGGTGGTTGGTCTTCTAGATGGCAGAGATACTATTTAAATGATGATACATTGGGTACTCCTTATGTACTTCGTTCAAACTTTGATAACTATGGTGGTGGTGGTGTTTGGGTATCTGATGATGGTGACCTTTGTGATTTGAACGATGGTTATTTAGCATTAAGAGCTTCTTATGGTTTAAGAATACATAGTGGTAATAGAGGTGGTGGTCCAAACATCAATTTAAGATATGATGGTGTGATTATTGCATCAAACAACATTATTGCGTATGGTTCTCCTTCGGATAGAAGATTAAAAGATAATGTAAAACCTTTGGAAAATTCATTAGAAAAGGTAATGAAAATGAGAGGGGTTGAATTTGATTGGAGAGAGGGAACTGATGAATATGAAACAACTAAGTTAAGACATGATATTGGATTCATAGCACAAGAAGTTCAAGATATAATTCCTGATTTAGTTAGACAAGATGATGATGGATATTTAGCACTTAGAGATAGAGGTATTCCTGCATTGTTATTGGAGGCTATTAAAGAACTGAAAACTGAATTAGATGAAGCTAGAGCTGAAATAAAAAATTTAAAAGAAAAAATAGGTTTTGAGTAAAAATCTATATATTTATATATATAAAAGGAAACAATTATGGCAATTAAAATAGCAGCACAAATAGGAACATCGCAAGGTATAACCGATGAAGCTTATGTAAGAATATATCGCTATGTGGTGGATAGAAACAAAGGTGCATTGGAATTATATGTGAGTGTTTTTAAAGATGAAGAAACGGCACGATTATTAGAAACAAACATTTCTAATCGTATGGGTGCACCTATTCAAGAAAGATTTCTTGCAAAAGTAGATGCAATACCACATTGGCATTCAATAGAAATGTCTAGAATTGAGGAAGAAGTTATTGATGGTAGAGTATATCAGAAAAAAGTTCCTGATTTTAGTGCATTAGAAGGAGATAATATATTTGCACAAGCATATCCTTTGTTAAAAGCAAAGATAGCAGCAGATTTAATCGAAAGAAATGTAATTCAATCTGCAACAGTATTACAAGACGTATAAAACAAAATAAAATGACAACACATATAGAAGATAAAATTATATTTGGAAAAACAATTAATACTGTTTTTACTAATTTATTAAGATATGATTTAGAATACGATGATTGTGTACTTAGATATGAATTAAAGTATCGAAATCCTAATAGAGAATCAGTAGCAATTCCAGATGTTATTATAACAAATGGAGAATGGAAAGTTCCTGAAACGGTATTAAATGCATGGAGTGGTAGTAATTATTTTTTAGCAGAAAAATTATGCGAAGATTTCAATTTTACAGTAATAAGACATGATAATAGTTAATTTATAATTTATAATATTTATACTAAACAATAACAAAAATGGCAATTAATTATACTTGGAAAATAACATCCTTAAAAAAAGCAAATAGTAACGATTTAGAAAACGTTATTATTGGAACACGTTGGGAGTGTATTGGTACAGATGATTCCGATGGAGTATCTGGTACATTTGTGGGAGCAACCCCATTTTCATTAAATTCTGTAAACCCTGATAACTTTGTAGAGTATTCATCTTTAACGGAAACTGAAGTTTTAGGTTGGATTAAAAATCACGTTAGTGGTTCTACACCAACAAACTATTGGCCTCATATTAGTGAAAGAATTGAAAAAGCAATTGAAGCTTCTAGAGGAGTTGTTCAAGATGTAAACGAAATAGATTTACCTTGGTCACCTACATCTGGTTCTAATTCTGGTTCAATAGCACGTTAATAATATAAAAAATGATATAGTTTAAATATCCAAAGCATTATATTATGTTTTGGATATTTTCTTTATATTTATATCTGTATTTCACAACTAGCAAATACAAACTTAAAATACAAATTGGAGAAATAAAATGGCAGAAAGAATCGTATCACCTGGCGTATTCACAAGAGAAAATGACCTATCCTTCTTAGCGCAAGGAATTGGAGAAATTGGAGCAGCATTCATAGGACCTTTTAAGCAAGGACCTGTATTCGTTCCAACTATTGTGAGAACACAATCAGAATTCGAAAGTATATTCGGAACACCTGATGGGACTTATTATACTGAATATGCAGTACAAAACTATTTAAGAGAAGCTGGAGTAGCAACAATCGTAAGAGTAGGTGGAATTGGTGGATACCAAGAAGCAGCTCCTATCGGTATTTTTGCTTCAGGCGGTCTTGTTGGTGAAAAGTTAATCGGTGTATTACACTCAACTAAAAACGGAAATCAAAATGTAGCTAAGTCTGTAACTTTAGTATCTGACCCTCGTTCAGCATATTCTGGTTCATTCTTAATGTCTGGTTCTGATTTCGGTTGGGTATCTGCATCAATTTTACCAAAAGATGCAAATGATTTATCAGATGTATTTGGTACTTCTCCATTTGGTTCTAAGAAAGCTTATACATACACATATTTTGAAAACCTAGCATCTGCATCTTATTCTAACGCAGCAGCTGGTGAGTGGGGTGGTACTGTTGTAAGTGCAACGGCATTGCCTGTACAAAATTACGCATTTGATGCACAAGCTGCAGAAACTCCAATGGTTCAATCACAATTAATTAGTGGTGAGAGATATGACCTATTTAAGTTTGTAACTTTAGGACATGGTACATTATATAATACTAAATTTAAAATTGGTATCTCTAATGTAAAAGCAGCTGGTGAAGATGGTGGTACTGATTATTCTACATTTACTGTAACAATCCGTTCATTTAGTGATACTGATAAGAGAAAGAGTGTTGTTGAAACATTTAACAATGTAAACTTAGACCCTGCTTCTCCTAACTATATTGCTAGAAGAATTGGTGATAGATATTTTACAATTGGTTTAGATGGTAAAATGACAGAATTTGGAGATTACTCAAATAAATCACAATATGTAAGAGTTGTAGTTTCTGAAGCAGGAGCATATCCAATATCAGCAGCACCATTCGGACATGGAGCATATACTAACCCTATTAAGGCAACTAATAACGCACAATCATTAAAGGTACAGCCTGTAACATATCAAACTAATTCTACTGGTAACTCAGCATCATCTCCAATCTATTTTAGTGGATTTGATTTTGAAACAAACGGAATTAAGTTAGATAATGCAAACTACTTAAAACCAATCCCAACAAACGCTGAGACTGGTTCTAACGTATCATTCGCATTTGATGCAAATGGTTTAACTTACCAAATGACTGGTTCAGTATCAGCTGATATGGTTAAGAGACAATTCATCTTAGGATTCCAAATGGGATTTGATGGTACTAATCCTGTAACACCAATATTAAAAGCTGGTGAAAACGGATGGGGTGCTGGAAATACACAAGGATTCAATTGTTCTACATCAACATCATCTGGTTCAGTAGCATATACTAAAGCAATAGCAGCAATTTCAAACGCTGATGAGTATGATATCAATATGGTAGCAACTCCTGGTATTGTAAGAAGATTACACCCAGCTATTACTACTAGAGTAATTGATATGGTAGAAGATAGACAAGATGCATTCTATATCGCTGATTTCAACGATTACGCAGATACAATAACTCAAGCAACTGAAGAAGCTAACTCTGTTGATTCAAACTATGTTGGTACTTACTATCCTTGGGTTAAAACAATTGATACAAATACTAACAAACTTACAACTGTTCCTCCTTCTACATTGTTACCAGCGGTTTACGCTTCTAACGATAGATTGGCAGCAGAATGGTTCGCACCTGCTGGTTTAAATAGAGGTGGTATCGTAGGAGCAGTTAGTGTATTGAATAGATTAACACATGCGGAGAGAGACACTCTATATGAGAACAAAGTAAACCCAATCGCAGCATTCCCTGGACAAGGTATTGTAGCATTCGGACAGAAGACATTGCAAGATAAAGCATCTGCTTTAGATAGAATCAATGTTAGAAGATTACTTATCACTGTTAAGAAGTTCATAGCATCTACATCTCGTTTCTTAGTATTCGAACAAAATACATCAGAAACAAGAGGAAGATTCTTGAACACTGTTAATCCATATTTGGAAACAATTCAACAAAGACAAGGTTTATACGCATTCAAAGTGGTGATGGATGAAACTAACAACACTCCGGATGTAATAGATAGAAATATTATGGCGGGACAAATTTTCTTACAACCGGCTAAGACAGCTGAATTCATAGTAATTGATTTCAATATCTTACCAACTGGAGCAAGTTTCTCAGCATAATATAAAAACAAACAAATTAGATATTTATAATTAAATAAAAGGGCAATAAAATGGCAGATATTCTATCCTTCGATAAGATGTTCTATACGAACTTCGAACCAAAAATGAAAAACCGTTACATAATGGAATTGACCGATACGGCAATCCCATCATTTACGGTAAGTGCGGCTAACCGACCAACAATTCAATTTGAGACTGTAAAAATAGACCACATCAACGTTTATAGAAAATTGAAAGGTAAAGGTGAGTGGCAAGATTTGGAAATTACTTTGTATGACCCAATCGTACCATCAGCAGCACAAGCAGTAATGGAGTGGGTTCGTTTATCACACGAATCTATTACTGGTAGAGATGGATATGCAGAAATGTATAAAAAAGATATCGATTTTTATCTATTAGGACCTGTTGGTGATAAGATTGAACAATGGAAATTGAAAGGTGCATTTATCTCTCAAGCAAACTTTGGAGATTTATCGTATAGTACAACTAATGAGCCTGTAACAATTACATTAACATTAACTTACGATTACGCAATCTTAGAATTCTAAAATATTCCTTACGGAAGCTACCGAAGGACAACCCTCATCAGAAATGGTGGGGGTTTTTTATTTCCAATTTTTTAAAAATTATGTATTTATATATACAAACTTAAAATAAGTAAAGTTATGAACGAAAAGCAATATGATTTTCCAACCGAAGTGTTGGATTTGCCATCGGAAGGTAAGGTATATCCAAAAGATAACCCACTATCATCTGGTAGGATTACAATTAAATTAATGACAGCAAAAGAAGAAGATATTCTTTCTTCTACAAACCTTATCAAAAAAGGTATTGTATTGGATAAATTATTTGAATCTATTATAGTAGATAAAGTTAATCCAAACGATATTATAATTGGTGATAAAAACGCAATCCTTTTAGCAACAAGAGTATTAGGTTATGGACCTGAGTATGATTTTAGCTTCTATTCAGCTAAATTAGGAGAAAGTGTTCAAGTAAAATCAGATTTAACACAAGTTAAAACTAAAGAAATTGATATGTCACTTTTTGATAATAAAAACGAATTGGAGTATGTAACACCTTATGGAAAAAACAAAATTATATTTAAGTTATTAACACATGGTGATGAAAGAGAAATTGATAAAGAAATCGAAGCTCTTAAAAAATTAAATAAAGATTTATCATCTGATATTACAACTCGTTTGAGGTATATGATTAAATCTGTTGATGGTAATTCTGAAGTTGGTCATATTACTAGATTTGTTAATAATATGAGAGCTATGGATAGTAGGGCATTTAGAGACTATGTTAAGAGTATTTCACCAGATATGGATATGAAAGTACAATATACCCATGTAGATGGCGAGGTGGAGGAGGCGCCTATCGCTCTTGGAGTGAACTTTTTTTGGCCTACCACCGAATCATAGTATAGATTTACACACTCAAATTTTTGATATGGTTAATTATGGTAATGGGTTTACTGTTATGGAATTATACCAAATGCCAACCAGACTAAGAATGTTTTATTATAACAAATTAGTTGATGCAAAGAAAAAAGAAAATGATGAGGTAGAAAAAGGAAATAAATCAGCATCAAAAGTTAGGGTTAGACGATAATCCTAACTTTTTTATTTATAGGATATTTATAGATGTTAAACTATATTGATTATGAAAAAATATAAAATATCGGAATCTAAATTAAATGAGTTTTGGGGTTGGTTTGGTAAAAAGAAACCGCAAACATTACAACAAGTAATTGATAAGGATCCTGAATTAAAACAAATTGATAATGATATCAAAGATTTAATTGATAGCCAAATTCCAATTTTACTAAGAATTAAAAAAAATAGACCTGACCATTGGAAAATAATGGTACAAAAGGGATTAGTACCGGCTGATTTAAAATAATTTATAAGTATAAATGGCTGAAGATAAAGAAAAAGAATTAGACAATCTACGTGAAATTGAAAATGCTCAAAAGAGAATTGATGAGCTTTTGAAAAGGCAGGCTGTGTCTAATGAAAAAAATGCTAAAAAACTTCAAGAACGTATCGATTCTGAGACGGAAATAATTAAGCTTAAACAAAAACAAATTAAGCTTGACAGTGATGCGGCAAAGCAAGCAAAATATGCCGAAGAAAAAGCAAAAGAAATAACAGATACTTGGGATGTTTTTGATAAATTAAATAAAGATGTAAAAAAAGCATT